CCGACCACCTGATGCGAAGTGGGGGCAAGCCATGAGCTCGTTCGCAGACCTGGTCCGCGAGGACCGCCGCCTGACCATCCTGAAGGTGCTGGCCCAGCTCGACGGCTACACCGGCAACATCCACCTCCTGAGCATGGCGCTCAACGACCTCGGCCATCGAGCAAGTGAGTCGCAGATTCTGGCCGACCTGGAGTGGATGGCCGAGCTGGATTACGTCTCACTCAAGCGTCCCGGCGACCTGCCCGTCGCGACCCTGACCCGTCGCGGCGAGGACATCCAGGCCGGCCTGGTGACGGTGGCCGGTATCAAGCGGCCGCGGCCGGAGTAGCGCCGTGGGCCGAAAGAGCTCGATTACCCGGCTGCCGCCCAAGGTCAAGAAGGCGGTCGATGCCGCGATCCGGGACGGGCGCGCCACGATCGACGAGATCGTCGAACAGATCGAATCGATGGGCGCGACCGCGTCGCGATCGGCCGTGCACCGGTACAAGAAGACGCTCGAGGAGCACTTCCAGCGAGTGCGCGAGGCGCGCGAGCTGTCGAAGGTCTGGATCGACAAGCTGGGCAGCGAGCCGGACTCCGACGTCGGCCAGCTGGTCGCGGAGCTCCTCAAGACCGTCGCCGTGCAAACCTCCATGCACATGAACGAGAGCGACGAGGCCGTTCCGCCGAACCAGCTGATGTTCCTGGCCAAGGCGATGAAGGAGATCGCGCAGGCCGAGAAACTGTCGCTGGAGCGCGAGATCAAGATCCGCGAGCAGGTCGCGTCCGAGGCGGCCGACGCCGTCGAAGAAGCCGCGGCTACGGCCGGGCTGTCGTCCGACGTGGTGAAGCTGATGAAGGAAAAGGTCCTGGGGATCCGATGAGCACGACCGCCGCGGCCAACATCCCGGACGTCGCTGACGAGGACATCTTCCTCGACTACCAGAAAGCGGTGATGCAGGCCACGGCCACGCATCCCGTCACGGTCTGCGAGAAGTCGCGCCGGATCGGTGTGACCTGGGCGATCGGTGCCGATGCGGTCCTGACCGCCGGCGCGCAGAAAGCTGCCGGCGGCATGGACGCGCTCTACATCGGCTACAACCTGGACATGGCCCGGGAGTTCATCGACACCTGCGCAGCCTGGGCCAAGGCGTTCAACCAGGGCGCGAGCGCGGTTGATGAGTTCCTTTTCAAGGAGCCGGGCAAGGAAGGCGACCGCGAGATCCAGGCATACCGGATCAATTTCGCATCGGGGTTCGAGATCGTCGCGCTGGCCAGCCGGCCGCGTTCACTGCGCGGGCGCCAGGGCTACGTCATCGTCGACGAGGCTGCCTTCCACGATGACCTGAAGGAGCTTTTGAAGGCCGCGCTCGCGCTGCTGATCTGGGGCGGCAAGGTGCTGGTCATCTCGACCCACGACGGCGTCGACAACGAATTCAACCACATCGTCCAGGACATCCGGGCCGGCAAGTCGAAGTACGCGCTGCTGTCGATCGACTTCGACGAAGCCCTCGAGGACGGCCTGTATCGCCGGATCTGCAAGATGAAGGGCGAGCAGTGGTCGATCGACGGTGAGCGGCGCTGGCGAGGCGAGATCATCGACTTCTACTCCGATGCGGCTGACGAAGAGCTGTTCCTGATCCCGCGCAAGAGCTCCGGCGCCTGGCTGACACGGGACCTGATCGAGTCGCGCATGATCGATGCACCGGTGTTGCGGTGGACGCCGCCGGCCGAGGACTTCGTGACCTGGCCCGAGGCCCGGCGCGAGGCCGAACTCGCCGACTGGCTCGACGAGCACGTCCGGCCGCTGCTCGAGCAGCTCGACCCAAAGCTCCGCTCCGGCATCGGCGAGGACTTCGGCCGCACCGGCGATCTGACCGTGATGGCGCCGAACCAGACGACGACCGGCCTGGTTTGCCACACGCCGTTCCTGGTCGAGCTCCGGAACTGCCCGTTCCAGCAGCAGAAGCAGGTGCTGTTCTACATCATCGACGGGCTGCCGCGGTTCGCCAACGGGGCGCTCGACGCCCGCGGGAACGGCCATTACCTGGCCGAGGTGGCCATGCAGCGCTACGGCGCGACCCGGATCCACCAGGTGATGTTCACCGAGGCCTGGTACCGCGACAACACGGCCCCGTTCAAGGCCGCGCACGAGGACGGGTCGATCGAGTACCCGCGCGACGCCGAGGTCCTCGAGGACCTCCGCGCCTTCGAGGTCCGTCGCGGCGTGCCGCGGCTGAAGGAGAAACGCACCAAGGACAGCACCGGCCAGCGCCACGGCGACGCCGGCATCGCGCTGCTGCTCGGTCACTGGGCCAGCCGGCAGCCGGCGGTCGAGTTCGACTCGCTGTCGTCCGGCGAGCGCGCGAGCATCGGCGGCCGCCCGGGCACGACGAGCGTCGGCTGGGGCACTGTCAGAGGAATTGCTGAGGGCTGATCGACATGGTGAACACTCCCGACATCGGAACCGAGATCGCGACGACCGGCGACGGTCGCGACATCACGCGCGGGTACTCCGGCGCGCTCCTGCAGCCGAGCGATCCGGTGCTGGCGCTGCGCTCGGCCGGCGGCGACGTGCGGATCTACGAACACCTGCTGACCGACGCCCAAGCCGGGCCGCTGTACGAGCAGCGCCGGCGCGCGGTCACCTCGAAGGAGTGGGAGGTCATTCCGGGCGGCGACTCGGACATCGACCGGCGCGCGGCCGACTCGATCCGCGAGCAGCTCTACGCGGTCGGCTGGGACCGGGTGACCGACATGATGCTCTACGGCGTCTGGTACGGCTACGCGGTCTCGGAGCTGATCTACAAGCGGGAGGGCTCGGAGATCCAGATCGACAAGATCAAGGTCCGCAACCGCCGCCGGTTCCGGTTCACGCCGCAGGGCGAGCTGCGCCTCCTGACCCGCTCGAACATGACCGAGGGCGAGGAAGCGCCGGCGCCATACTTCTGGCACTTCGCCACCGGCCACGACAACGACGACGAGCCCTACGGCCTGGGCATAGCCCACTGGTGCTACTGGCCGGCGCTTTTCAAGCGCAACGGCATCAAGTTTTGGTTGCTATTTTTGGAAAAGTTCGGGATGCCGACGGCCGTCGGCAAGTTCCCGGACAGCTCGAGGAGCGAGGACCGTGGCAAGCTGCTGCGCGCGCTCGAGTCGATCCAGGCCGACTCCGGTGTGGTGATCCCGGATTCAATGCAGGTCGAACTTCTGGAGGCCGCTCGATCCGGGACAGCTGACTACGACAAGCTGTGCAGCTACATGGACGCGGCGATCGCCAAGGCGATCCTCGGCCAGACCGCCAGCACGCAGGGCACGCCCGGCCGGCTCGGCGGCGATGACCTGCAGGCCGAAACTCGCGAGGATCTCGTCAAGGCCGACGCGGACCTGATCGACGAATCCTTCAGCCGCGGCCCGGTCCGCTGGCTGACGTCCTGGAACTTCCCGAATGCCCAGCCGCCGATCGTGCGGCGCGTGATCGAGGAGCAGGACGACCTGGACGCCCGCAGCGAGCGCGACGAGCGCCTCAACCGGATGGGGTTCCGCCCGACGATCGACTACGTCCGGGAGCACTACTCCGGCGACTACGTCGACACCCGAGGCGAGCAACCGGCCGGCTCGGCCGAGTTCGCCGAGGACGGCAGCTCGGTCGGCACGACCGACGCCCGCGCCGGCCAGATCGAGCAGCTGCAGGAAGCAGCTGACCCGATTATCGAGGGCTGGGTCGAGAGCCTCCGCGATGAGGTAACCGCCGCGGAATCCCTGGAGGACCTGAAGGTCCGTCTGGAGCGCGGTCTCGGACAGGTAGATCCGGCCGAGCTCACCAGCGTGCTCGCCACGGCCAAGGCTGCCGCGCACCTGGCCGGTCGGTACGACATCCTCCGCGGCTACTGAACGGCCATGACCTCCGCCGCGTTCTCCCGGCTGCCGTTCCTGGAGCAGATCGCCTACTTCCGCGGCAAGGTCAATGTCGCAACCGCGGCCTGGACCGACGTCTGGGGCAGCGAGCATGACCTCGCCTTCATGGTCGCGGGTGCTGCCCGCAACGATCTCCTGGCCGACCTCCGAGCCGCCGTCGATCGCGCGATCAGCGAGGGCACGACGCTCCAGCAGTTCCGGCGCGACTTCGACGCGATCATCGCTCGTACCGGCTGGGCCTACAACGGCGGCCGCAACTGGCGGACACGGGTCATCTACGACACCAACCTGCGGGCCAGCTACGCTGCCGGCCGCGAGGCGCAGATGGCCGATCCGGCGCTTCGCCGCCGCCGGCCCTACGGCCTGTACCGCCACGGCGGCAGCCAAGACCCGCGGCCGGAGCACCTTCGCCTGGACGGGCTGGTCCTGCGGCTCGATCACCCGTGGTGGGCGTCCTGGAGCCCGCCGAACGGCTGGGGCTGCTCGTGCAAGAAGTTCATGATCTCCGAGCGCGACGCTGAGCGGCTCGGCCTGGAGATCCTCGACGAGCCGCCCGCCTGGTCGACGCAGATCGAGACCGTGACCGTCGGCACGCGCGGCCCTACGCCGCGGACCGTAGACGTGCCGGTCGGCATCGACCCCGGATTCGAGCACCGGCCGGGTGACGCCCGGATCCCGCGTGGTGGCGTCACGCCGCCGCCGGCGCCGCCTCCTCCTAACCTGCCGGACGCACCGGGACCGGGCCAGATCGCCGCGGCGCAGACGCTGACCCTCGATGAGATGATTGACGCTGGCCGGGAGTTCATCGACAGCGGTGGCTGGCTGATTCCGGGCACGCCCGAGGGCGGCTGGAAGGGGCTCAAGGCGCGGATCATGGACGCGATCAACGGCGGCACCGAGGCCGCGGTCGCCAACGGCGGTCCGGGTGCGGCGCTGGTTCGCCAGGCATCCGCGCGGTTCCCGAAGGACTGGGTGGCCGCGACCAACGCCTACGGCCGACTCCGGGTGCTGCTGGATCCGGGCCGCGCGTTTCAGCTAACGCTCGATCCGGACTTTGTGCCCGGTGTCACGCGCGTGCCGCTGTTCAACCTGGTCGATGCCGAGCCGCGCGACGGATTCATCGCGGTCAACGGCATCCGCAACGCGGTCCACGAGTACGCCCACCGCATCCAGCACGCGCTGCCGGGGCTCGACGCCTACTTCCAGCAGCTGCACCGGCGCCGCACCGACGGGGAGGACCTCGAGCGCTTGTCGGTCCTGACCGGCAACTGGGCCTACCGAAGCAACGAGCGAGCCCGGCCGGACGACTACATCAACCCGTACTTCGGCAAGGAGTACCCGGACAATGGAACGATCGGGGGCGCGCTGGAGGTGATGACCATGACGCTCGAGCGGGTCCTGGGGGACCGGTTGGATGACTTCGGGCAGCTCGCCGAGGGCGATCGCGAGCTGCTTGAGCTGGCGATCGGCTTGCTGCTACGGTGGCGGCCATGAAGCTCTCGCTACACAACC